TAAGCTTTTGGAAAAGGTGGAGCTAAAGTTACCAAGTTTTCAATCTTAATACCATAAGATGTGTTAGCTGTGCCTGAAGCAGCAAGAAATCCAAGAGTGTTACTACCAACACCTTGATAACCTACAAAATAAATAGGTTGAACTGGTGCAGTGTAAGCTTTAAATTCAATCTTTTTTACAGCTCCAGCTTTAATGATAGGAGAAAGACGTGGGTTTCTTCCAGCAGGAACTCCCATTGCTACATAAAAAGGAACTTGTCCATAAGATGTGCCTTCAGCTAATGCAGCATTAGTATCTGCATTGTAGATTGCTAATTGACCATCGGCCAATGCAGCTGGAGAAGCAGCTGAAGTTACTAGTACTGTACTAGGACCTGCCGCTCCTGTTTGTTTGTTTACTAAAACGTGTTTAGACATTTTGTTTTTTATTTATTTGTTATTAATTAAGAAAAAATTTACTCTGTTGTTAAGACTGTTTCTTTATGTGTTTGTGTTCTAGCAGCTTCAAATGCTTCTAAGAAATATTGAGCAGTCATGCTTATAATCTCTTGATGAGTTGATACTGGTAAATCACAACTTATATCTGCATAATAAGATACAGTCTTTGGTTTACGAATATAGGTTATTTCTACTTCACTTACAACAAAATTATTCTTGTCATATAAAGTGTAATATAAATCGTTCTCGAAAAAACTAAGTGGAAAATCGTATACAGTTTTGTTAAAAGGATCAGCTTGCATTGCATAAACTGTATCATGTGTTACTGAACGGTCAGAAGATACGTTTACAGTTGCTTGTAAAGGATAATAATTTTCTGCTAAAGTAGTTAACAATGTAAAATCTACCCAAGAAGTAGTAGCTTGATTGTAATACTGATAACCTGTATCTGGTACTCCAGTTTGTTGTCTAACAGCAATTATGATATTATTTTTATAAACTTCACTAAGGAATCTTTCAAAAAATACCATATTTTCAGTTTTATAATAAGCTATAGATTCATCTAAAATAATATCTTTAATTGTATCTATATCAACATAAGTATAATTACCTAAACCTGAATTAGCTGCAAATACTATAGCTCCAGTATCTTTATCTCTAATTTGAAAATTATTGTATTGAGCTGCAGTAAAAGTTTCAAATATACTTAAATTTATTCCCCATAATTTATAAGTAATTGCACTTGAAGATGGAGCAAAAGATGTAGCACAACCTTTAGTTGAAGTTTTAACCCTAGCTGCTACTTTAAATCTGTAATCTTGTGGAAGAGGAAACAATGTTCTCTCATCGTAACTAAATGAATTCTGAAATGAAGTACCAAGTAAACCTGGGCCTTTCATTACCCTAACAAGAGATTTAAGATCATCAGTTCTTTTCTGTGATTGCTCAAACCCTTCTTGTTTACGGTTAGACTTATTATCATACCTCTGGTTAATAAACATTTCAATATTTTTATTGAATGCCATGTCTATCTCTTGAGGTAAAAGCACGTCATACAGGGCTGAATTAATTTTATTCAGCTCCTGTTGTAGTGCAATGTGCCATTCTTTAATCAGCATTTTCTGTTACTGTTTTTTTAGTTTTTTTAACCTTATAACCTAAAGCTTCTAATTTAGCTTTTAATTTTACGTACTCCGTTTGATTCTTAGCTGATTTAAAATAAGCTACTGCTTCTTCTAATGAATCACCTAATGGTTCTGTACCGTGTATGAATCTATTACCAGATTTAGTTAAAACAGCATAGTCTACCATTGATAAGATTTCAGCTTTTAACTCTAAATCTTTATCAGTAGCCAAAGCAACAAATGCTTTTGGATAAGTAGTTACCATCTTGTCAAGAACTAAATCTTTATCTTCTTTACTTAAACTAGAGTACTTGCTAGTTTTTTCACCTTCTCTTTGTGCAAAAACTTGAAGTATCCAATCAACTAAAGCCTCATTTTCTTTAACTTTAAAGTACTCTTTCTGAGCTGTTTCTTTCTCTTTAAGAGATTTAATCTTTTTATCTTTTTCCTCTTCTTCATCATTGATGAAAAAAGTGTACAATTGATCAGCTAATAATTGCTGTTTACTATTTGCTACTTTTCTATCAACTAAAGCACGTCTGTAAACTAAGTAATCAATTGGAACTTCTGGCATACCAGTTAATTCACTTGTTGATACATTTAATTTCAAACCTTCTTTAGTAACAGGTTTTGACAAATTATTATACCAGGTATTTACTTTATTAGCAAATTCTGGATGTGTTGGTGGAACTCCTACAATTGAAGGAAGAAACTTTTCTTCTTCTTCGATTGAAATTCCTTTAAGTGGGATACCACTTGAAGTGATACCTGAACTTAATTTTAATACGGCTTGGTCTTTAATTTCTTGTGGAAGTCTAGCAGCCGATTCTCTTCTGTAAATAGTTACGAATTTTTTCATTTTGTCTTTATGTCTTTTTAATTTTTTTATAAAAAGTAGGGGGATATTCTCCCCCTACTATGAATTGTTTGATTAGCTCAAGTTACATTGCAAATCAATAGAAGTGTTAAATCTTCTAAGTACAACTCCAGAAGCTTTCAATAAGTGAATGCTAGAAGCATCTTTATCTGAAGCACGGAAGTCATTACCTTTGAAATCTGCTGGAAGTTCGTTGATACCAGCTACAACACGTCTGATCATTGCACGACCTTTTTTGTTAACCATGATCAAGTTAGGTTTACCATTGTAAGTTGAAGTATCAACAAACACCATACGGTAAGACTCTAATGGAAGACCAGTAATTGGATGTTTAGCAGAAGCCAAAGCTTTAGGTCCATCATCAAATAAGTTTACACGTTTGATAGTAATGGTATGACCGTCAATATGTTGGTAAGTAGTGAAGAAACCACTTAACTCTAAGTTTCTACCTGTACCGTAAACGAATTTACCAGCATCAAGTTTGATATAGGTTCTAGCAGCTAAATCATCTTTCATAGCATTGTCAAACTCTTCACAACCACCTACACCTGTAAACAAAGTGATAGATTTTTTAGAAGCATCAGACATACCATATAAAGCATCCCTTACAACTTGTTTAACTTTTTGAGTAGTCAAGATACCGTAAGTATCTTTGTTAGTGATTTGCTCTAACAAACCGTCTCCGATAGGAATAGCAACACCATTCTTATCTTTCAAGGTAATAATACCACGATCATCACGGTTATCTTTACCATACCAATATAACATTTCACACTCTAATTTGAAGTGGATCATGTGTTGATATTCTTCAAAATCCCACCAGTAGTTAGATGTACCTTTATCAGTTTGTACTTGCATAGTCATAGTACGTTCAACAGCATTACCTTCCCAAGCAAAAGACTTACGGATAGTAGTGATTTGACCCCTTACTAAACCAGGAGCAGCAGCAAACGATTCGTTACCAGTAGAACCATAAGAAGCAACTGGAGCAAATGCTTGAGAGAACAAGTTACCTGCAACTAATTCAGAAGTAGGTACAAATTCAGAAGCATTAGTAGCATTCAATACAAAAGTGTATTCCCAGTTAGTTCCTCTTTGCATTGGATCTTCAGTTACACGAATTTGGTAACCACTTGGAGTAAAGATGATGTAGTCTCTAGCAAAACGTCTTTCTGAGAAAATCAATTTGAAAGGTGTGAAACCGATACCAGGAGTTGTACCTACAAAAGATTCAGCCAACATTACTGGAGAATAGAGACGGCCGATGATGCTGTACTCATACTCATTACCTTCGATTTCCATAGTATTTTGCATACCTTCAGTTAAGAATGAAAGAGGAAATCTTTCGTCTTCTTGACCCATAAGATAAGTTAATACTGGAGTTAATTTTTCAGGCTTCAACAAAAGTTGACGTTGCAACGAGTTGTCGTTGGTTTTGCCTTGTTCATTCCAGATTACATCTGGTGTGAGTTTAAAAATTGCCATATTTGTTTTTTTATTTTAAAGTTTAATTACTTTTTTGCAAATGATACTTGTCCATCATCCCAATCATTATCATAACTATTTGATCTTGGGTCTGATGACTTCATCCTAGCTGAACCTGCTTTAAGTTTATTTCTTAAATTAGATACAGTTTTTGTCGTAGCAGCTTGATTAATATACTTATCTAATTTGAAGTCGTTCTTCAACAAAATAGATAATTGTATTCTACCTTCTGGTGTTGCCCATAACTCATTAAGTTTATTTAAGGCCTCACCTCTAGCTATATAATCAAACGTTGCTTTTCTTTCGTTTACTGGAATTGTAAAGTTACCTACTTTTCCAGAGTCTAGCGTTTGTTTTAAATTACTATAATATCTCTCAGATTGTTGCCTTCTTGCTGCAGCTTCTTGTTTTTGTTGTTGCACCATTCTAGCAGATTCCTGTTCTTGATATTTAGCAAGTAAAGTAGCAGCTTCTTCAGCTTCTTCTTCTAACAAACCAGCAATTTCAAACTTATCAAGTTTCTTGCTAATCTGATCATCACTTAAACCATTTTGTCTATAAAACGTTCTTAACACAGATTTCTGTGTATTCTCGTCTTTAAGATCAATGGATCTAAAATCAATCTCAGGACTTTTACCTTTGAAGAACTCCTCAATGATTTGTTCTTGTTCATCTTCAGGTAAATCTGATACCATATTAACTAAGTCAAATAACTCTCCTGCTTTAGGATGCACACTACTGAAATATTGATTAACTATTTCTTGTGCTCCAAGCTCTTGTTGTTTCTGGATAAACTGTACCAATCCTTCTTCAGAATCTTCGTACTGTTCATCTTCACCAAACTCATAACCTAGTTTAGATGCTAATGCGTTAATTAACCCATCATCATCACCTTCTAGTTCATCTTCCTCTTCAGGTTCTGGATCAGGTTTACCTTTACCTTTTGGTTCAGGTTCTGGTTCTGATTCATCATCCTTAATAGGATCTGCTTCTGGTTCATCTTCAACAATAGCTGCTTTTGCAGGTCTTCCTCGTTTTTTACCTTCATCACCAATTTCTGGTTTAGGTTCTGGTTTCGGGTCCAGGTTGTCTACAATGGGAGATCCCTCTAAGAAATCATCTCCATAATCGATTCCGTCTTTTGCCATTTCTATTCAAAATTAAAATTAAATTTTTAAATTATTCTATTTTTTCTTTATTTTCTTTTAGTCAATTTTTTATATATCACTTGCTAGGCTTATTTTTAGATCTAGATGCTATTTCTTTTTCTTTAATAGCTACCTCTTTATCTTTCATAAGTCTTTCATGTGCCATGCGTTTATCATCATTATACTGATTAGCTTGCATTTCTTTTTCTTTTAAAGCTGTCTGTGTTTGTAGCTTTGTTTGATCTAATGCAAGTTTAGCTTGTTTCATGATCTCTGATGCATTTTCTCCTTCATCAATACCTAAAGCTGTAAGTTCAGCTCTACGTAATTCCCATTCACCTTTTCTATCTATTAGCTCTAGATCGAATTGATGTTTTTGCTGTAACTGTTGGTTTTGCATTTCCATTTGTTTTTGCATACCCTCTTGTTTCATTTGCTCCATGTGTTGTGCAGCTTCTTGTGCTTTAGCTTCAGCTTTACGAAGAGCATCTTTAATTTCAACAAAAGATTCTTGTTCTATGATTTCAGCTAAAGTAGAAGCAGGAGTTCCATTCTGAGCCATAGCTTGTGCTAACTGCTCTAACTTTTGCATCTTTTGTGCATCTTTAGTTGAGTTAGACATAAACACCCCTAACTCAGCTTCTGAATATTCATGTGGATCAATATCCATATAAACAGTCTTACCATATTCAGGATGTACAAATGATGTTTTCTTACCATCAATCCAAGCTAGACGTGAGTAATCAAGAAGTGCTTGATATTCTCTTTCTTTGAATTGATCGAACAATCTAAAATACATTTCTGTAACTAATGAAGATTGAACCACAGCTCTTTCCACACCACCTACAGTTTCTGAAGATGAAATAGTACCTTCTCTTTGTTTAGAGATACCACATACTTCATCCCATTCTTGTTTAATATAAGCTAAAAGGTTCATATAAGATTGAATAGTATCAGAAGCTAATCTAATAGCAGTCTGATGCTGTGCATTAAATCTTACACCTTCTTTATTGTAATCAACAAAACCTATACCTGTTAGATCTAGGTAATCCATCCATTTATCAGTAGACCAACCTTTAGGAATAATATTAACGTCAAGGAGTGACATCTGATCT